TAACAATTTTGACACCAAGATGGGGGTTTATGTTATAAACTGTGGTATGCACAAGACTCGTTATAATAAGTTTCTAAAGTATGCCGGGAAGGCTGATGTTAAAGCATGTCGGGTTCCTTGTACTTTGGGAAAGAAATTCGGTAATGATCTGTTGTGTAAAATGATTGATACAAAGGTGTTGAAGAAGAACGCTGATATGACCAACATTGAGGTGTCTATTAATATGTCCCATTACAACTGTTGGAAACGTTTAGTGAATTCGTGCCTTGACTACGCTGTTATTTTGGAGGATGATGTTGAGTTGAAGCCTGATTTTGTTAAGCAGGTGAACAAAATCATGGATGCTTTGTCGGAAGAGGAGATTGATTTTTCCCTTCTCCATATTTGGAACGGTAACTGGGCTGATACGTCTGGTGAACATAAGAAGATTATGAAAGTTGGTAAACTCGAGATTGTACAGGAGATGACTGATTACAATGCCGGTGCTGCTGCTTATATTATTTCAAAGAAGTATGCTCAGTGGATGATGAATCATTTCTTCCCCATAAAGATGCCTCAGGATATTTTGATGGGTACATACTACAAGAAGGGGAACCATTTGTCGTTGAAGATGAAGTACAGGTCTAAGGATTCTTGTTACATTTCTCCCTTGTTGTCTATGGATTGTGGGGGACCTGGAGGTACTGGTGGATCTACAACACAGACATATAATGCCCCTACAATCGCTCGGTTGGGTTGTAAGAAATGTTAATTGATATGGTGAAATGCGTATTGACGAGCCTTTTTTAGTTCCCTAGAGAAGTCGCTGAAACTTGAGTTAATAGTGCCTTTAATTTTTCTACAATACGATAGTAGATATATGTCTATGATTGCTGCTTCTAGGGTTGTTTTTCTTAGATTATTGGATTCTTTTACAGAAGTGTAAAATAATGTGTTTTTATATTTGTTTTTATATTTGTCTTGTGTTAACTTGTTGTCTGTTGCTATGAAGAATTCTTTATTTTTTGCGTTTCTTTGTATGAATTTATAGAATTCTTTGTCTGTACTTGTTCCTCCGTTTAGAATTCTCGCGGTATAAGTACCTGTTAGGTCAGTTCTTCTTACATGTATACCCACCTTGTTTTTAAGAGAGTGTTTGTTAACAAAAATGTTTATTTTCTGTTGAATTCTTGGTATCAATCTTATATTACAGTACAGGGACTTGCTTTGGTTAACATTATAGTGTTCTGTAATTTCTTCAATGGTTGATTGACCAGTGAAATGTATATTTGATTTTGTTTTGGATTTGATTTTGACTCCTTTGATAGGTTGGAAATAGTCTTCAAATAGTCCATTACACGCTCCATCTTTTGGCCATATAACGGTTAGTTTCTTCTTTTTATGTTGACAGACCTGTAGAAATCCGAGTATTGTTCTTATTCTGTTTGATAGACCTGACGTACATAGAATAGTTACTCTTTTGGAATCTTTTATGTTAGGAAAGAATCCTAAATCTCTTTGATATATAGGGACTGAATTGTTATCGGATTGTAAATTTGGGGATTTGATGTAGAAAACAATACATATAGCGAGTATTAATATGATAATCCACAATATTTTGTTAATCATTTACTTAGGACATTATTTGTTTTTAGATACAAAGGACTAAAAATAATAACTCCTATAAGTAAATGAAAGGGCTTTTAATAGTATCGTTTGTTTTTGTATGTTACGTTATCTTAATGTTTATTACGGTGTTTGTCAGTAACGAGCAATTAAAGATTAGTCATAAAAGTTGGGATGATTTAATATCAGATTGCTTTTATATTAATATGGATTCTGCTACTGAACGAATGAATTACATGGAAACTAATTTTACAAAACATGGTATTGATTGTGAGCGATTTAGTGCCATAAATGGTGTCGAAGATTTGTGTGACCACCAAGAAGTAACGAAGGGGGCAATGGGGTGTAAATTATCACATCTGTATTTACTAAAGAAAGTAAAACGGGGGGGATGGACTATAATATTTGAGGATGATATTCTTTTTCCTGATACTAATGATATGAAGGGTGATATTGTAAACTATTTGGATTCTGTACCACCAGACGCCGAGTTGGTGTTTTTCGGTACAAGTACATTGTCAATAATCGGAGCCCTTATTACGGGATCATTTAAAAAAGTGAATCCTGGGGTTTTTAAAACATCCTTTAATTTGACGTGTGGACACGCGTATGCTATAACTTATGAAGGTGCTCAGAAGTGGATAAGTGAAATTGAAGAGTTTTTATGTTTATTTCCGTTTGATATGCACTCAAAGGGTATTGAGTATATTTATTTATGTACAAAAAAATCAAATCTGATATCTCTCGTTGGGTGGAATAATACATCTTATATATGTCAAAACAAAAAGAAATTTGGTTACTTAGATTCCCAAATAACTACTTATATACCTAAAATCTAGTCGGCTTAGTTGAGTATTTTTTCTCGGAAAACTCTGTTAATATTTTTTTATAAAAGAGTACGGTTTTGTACATTGAATCTTTTATATTTTCAACCACAAATGTATCTCCGACAACGATTCTAAAATTTTGGCGTGTTATGATACCCATTTTTATATCTACGTAATCAATCGCTGCTAATGTTATTGGTATACCAGTGTCTTTAGAAATGGCGAACATACCAGATCTCACCCCCCTTATGAAAATTGGATTTGCATGAGCATGTTTTGTAACGTATACAAAGACGTGCCTACCTTGGTTGATGTTATATATAACATCTTTTTTTGTCTGTTCATAACTACCAGATGCCGTTGTTAGTATCACCCATTTTACAAATTTATCCAGTTTAACACGTCTATTTACATGGTCTCTCATCATGATGGCAACATCGACTGGAAATAAAACGGATGCTAAATTTTCTATTCTGTCAGAGCAATAGTTACAGACTATTATAGATGGTTTTGATGGTAGTTTCTTAAAGTCTGTTGTAAGTGTAAAGTTTTTATTGAACAGGTTTAGAATCATTTTGCGAATCTTGGTGTCGTCCTTTTTCTCTTTGTTAAAACATTCTAGCATAATGTTTAGCATATAAATTGAGATTAATAAATTTTTGTGGTATAAAATCATTATTACTGCTATGATACTAGCCTTTTCTTTGATATTTATTTGTAACAGGGATATCAATATAATAATAGTGGGTATCAAAGATAGTGTTATAAACCCGAAGAACACATGCGAGTATATTTCTAATCCTGGTATTATTATTAAAATAGCGAGGATTATTAGTAAAATGCAAATTGTCAGGGGTTTCATTTTTTTTATATTGTTATAAACTTTAGATTATTCTATAAAAAAATCAGATTCTGACCCCTTTGAAAGAAACATGTTTCTTTCGTAAATCACTCCCAAGATTCAAATCTTGATGTACAATGCCCAATCCGTATGTTTTCAACGTAGCGTCTATATGGTGTGATATGTAGCATAATTCATGGGTGCATAATTTCTCTGTAACTTTGTCAATTGGTATTGAGTATTTATTTGCCTCCGTCATCAATAGTTTCTCTATTGCATCCCTCGTGATAACATATCCATGAAGGCATTGGGCGGTCCCTACTTTAGTTTTTGGGTCTGAAAATTTTGAAAGGTTTGAGTAGCAGTGTCCTAAATATATTATATTAAATCCAACGCTTCTTTCAATGACGTCAACAATATCTTGTCTGGGTGTATCTGACGGGAAAATTAAATCATCCTCAAATATGACGGCTGCTTCAACGTTAGTATCATATAAATGTTTCCACAGTAAAACATGGGATTTATAACAGGCTACTTCACCTTTCGAACGTTTGAATCCAGTTATACTATCGTAAAATTCGAGGTGTTCGTTGTCTTTTTTATCGGTCGCTTCCCATCTGTTTGGGTGTATTCCTATATCATTTAATCTTTTTTCTGATAACACCCACCGGTCAGGTCTTGAATTTAGATTAATGACCCATGCGTTGTTAAATATATCCTCGGCGTTTTGATGTTTTAAGGAATCGCATTTGACGTTGTACGCCCTTTCGAACCTGTGTTCTTTCCTGTGGTTATAAGATGATGAAATACACGTTGTTTCCCACCCTTTGTACATTTTGTTTAGTATTTCGTTAGATTTATTCGGTATCAATACATTTATGTGTTCAAATGTTGATTGTTTCAACGGGAAAATATCATCCTTCTTAAAAGTGTGCTTAAATGGGACGCAACAATCGTCCACTATGACATTATCGTCTTTTATTTTGTATCCGAATACGTCGATAAAAGGCCAAGACCATTTAGAACCTGGTATCATAGGTTCATCCAATGCGTAAAGTTTTATGAATTTCATAATTGTAATATCAACCACTACCACACCTATATTGTGTTTATTAAATTCTTTTTCGTTATCCGAAATAAGTTGTAATGTGTCTTTGGGGATAGTTATATCTATATCGTCGTCCCACGGTATTAATCCGCCGTGTCTAACAAGTCCTAACAGAGATCCATATATTGGTATAACATCTATGTCAAGTTTCTTCATTATTTTAATTGATGACTCTAACATGTTTAGAGCGGTGTTTTGGTATGTCTCACCCATTGAATTCTTATCGGTCCATACGTTAGAGAATGGTTGGTTATTTGTTAAAGGAAATAACAATTTCCTATAGTAGAATACCACACTAACTGTTACGAACATTACAGCGCTTATAACGAGGTACTTATTCATTTATTATATACTCTAGAATATAATAAATCTATCTTCTTTCGGGAGGTATATATTTAAGTTTCAGAGCACTGAAAATTTCTTTTTCGGTGTAAACTGGTAATCTTTCTGACCCTTTGAAAAGACCATGTTGATTCAGTGTTAAACCAAGTTTCAAAGCCTTTTTTCTCATATGAATGTTCATTGCTTTACTTCCAGTAAAATATAATAACCCCGAACCATATTCGTCAATAGGTAAATATTCTATATCCAATCTTAACGGAAACCATTTTCCGCTAGGGCATTGTGCTATTCCCATAAATTTTTCACCTTTCATACTTGATGAATCTAATATGATGTTCCATTTTTCAAGAACTTCAACCATTTCTTTTAACGAAAATTTCGTGCTTGTTATAAGACAGTCTACATCACCCGATGTGTCTTCCTGTCTTCTGTAAGATCCTGCTATTTGCATTTTATACGAGTTCATCCCAAAATGTGTTGATAAAGCATATCTTACGGCCATTTGAAATATGTCTATGTATTTCCTTGGTATACGTTTCTGCATATCATCGTAATATTTAAGACCTAATTTTTGTTGTGAAGTAAGAAGGTCTTGTTGTCCTTTGAGTTGCTCAATAGATCTTACCCCCTTGTTCCAAAGTATCGTTGCCTTTGCCGGACCTACACCCCATATTTTTGAGAATTGGTCCTTTGCGTCTTCTTCTTCTGATTTATGGCTTATTGTTTTTAGTAATTTGCGAAACTCTTCGGCTTTTCTTATTTCTCCGGTGTCTAAATATTCTTTAATCTTCGCAGCCGTACTTTTACCAATTCCTTCCATTTTTACAACTTGTTTAATATTAACAATTTCCGATGGATATGCTTTGATAGACAGGATTGCCTTTTCATATGCCTGTTGTCTAAATTTATCCTTTGTTTTTTTATAGTATTTGGCTAGGATATTCAATGGTTCAATAAGATCTTTGTTCATTTTATTTAAAGTGTGTTATTTTATTTTAAATTGCTTTTTGTTTCATACCTAAATCAAGACAATTTTTCTATCAACACCACAGTTAATATTATTGGTTAGGGGGGGTAAATTCCGAATGCGGTTTTATGGAATCTTTGTAAGTTAAAATTTGTAAATAGTTATATTACAAGTAATAAAATGACTGTGTTACAGTTATACTTATTATAGTTGTAGTTATCATAACTATTTATATTTTTACTAAACGGTTTTGTAGTAACAAGAATAAATTCTTTACAATTACAATATCTGACCGCGGTAAAATACCTGATAACACTAATAAACACTGTGCTGGGATGTATCACGTAAAATCTTGTTTGGTTAAATTAATTAAAACATCCAAATCATTATACAGACGTGCTGTTTTACCCACCCCCGTGGTTATATTTAGAAAAAAGACATAATGATGGTAACAATCTAGATAGTAATGTATGGTGGGATAGATATTTTGATCTGTCAAAACTTGAAAAGGACGGTGTAATAGAACCGTATAATGGGAGAGTTAAACATTTAACCAATCCGGTTAGAGGTTTGGTGTATTCATCTGTAACAGATGATATTAAATATTTTGAACCTGATACAAAAATATGCGAATTACCTACAGATGTAGATGTTGTGGTTCTTACATATTACGAAAAGAATAGTAAAATACACCATTATAGTTGTATGGATACTGAAAACGCAAATACATACTTTGAACCAAGCAAAGGTGTAAAAGATATCAGTAGTAAAATACGGGCTACTATTGGGAAATACAACACAATACACGTACGACGTGGTGATGTCATTACAAGTGGTGGTAAATATTCTGGACACGATGCTAGTGAAATAGATAAAAAGACACAACCAGAGTATATTATGTCTTTCTTGGAAAGATATAATATAAGTAAAGAAATACCGCTTGTATTATTTACGAATGAGAAAGATGACCATTTTTTCGACTTGTTAAAACAAAGTCATAATATAATAATGGAAAAAGACATAGTTGAGTTGTCTAATGTTAAAACACAAACGGGGGATAATTTTTATATATATGAAATATGTAAAGATTTATGTAGAAATTCAATTATTGACATTTCCACGGTATCACCAAGAATTGGCCCTGGACATCTTCGACTTATTGGTTGATTTTTTCCACCAAATACAAAACATTACAACAATGAAAAAAAACAGAATAATATATAAACCCATTATACAGTTTCCTTTCTGTTTATCTTTGGATGATGTTGAACTATCATTAATGGATGTACTTATTTCACCCAAAACACCCAATCTTAATTGGTTTGAATATCCTGGGTATTCATAGTGTATTTGTACACCAGAAGAATGTAATATGTAGGATCTGAGAGTTTTCATAAATCTACTATCGTAAGGTTCTGTTTCGGGGAACTTATCTAAGTCAAATCCAATTGTTAAATCAACTGGGTAATTAATAGGGTAAGTGTTTTTCAATAAATAAGATGCTTGATCAGACCTTATTATATAACCCCATGTACCGGTTGCCAACCCTGTTTCATAAAGAGTTGGTGTAATCATTTCAATATTATCTTTATTATAAATAGATTCGCCAAGTCTAACAAACCCTGGTGTTGTTTGTAAAAATCTTTTATTATCTGCAATTGAATTTAAAAAATATTTTGAAAAGACGACATCGTCTTCTAAAACCATAAATAACTTGGTTGTGTCTGATTCATTTGCTATCAATTCCCAGCATTTAATATGGGATAAATAACAAGCATATTCATTTTTTAGAAGAGTTCTTTCTCCTATTAAATTGCGTGAACGCATACTATCAATATCAACAGAGTTTCCTTTTACAGCTGGTACACGAACACCCCATATATCAATAGAATTACACTGCTTCATCATCCAGTGTAACCTGTCTTTTCTCTCATCCATATTTATAATATAAGCCTTTTCTATACCAACTGTAGTATTAGGACTTTGTCTAATTGTTTTGGTTAATAAATCGGCATTTGGTATGTTTGTTTTAAACGGATTCATTTAATTGTATACAATATTTTAAACTGCTATCTTGAAAACCTGTCTGTTACTGGTGTAAATAACTTCACCAACGATAGATCCTTTTGTTAGATTGCTACAACGGGTGTAGTCTACCTTGATATTCTTAAGATTTCTATATTTTGTGTTGGTTTTGCACAAAGTAGCAATTGTTTCGATTGTATCAATATCTGGGATAAATTCACATTCTGCTATTACATACCCGGATGGGAATGATGATAGGTGGAAAAATAAATGATTTTTTTGAGCATTTGCAAGAATACCCCAGTTTTCTTTAGCATTTTGCCCTATAACGCAGTTTATATTATTTACGGTTGAAACTTTCATTTATAGTTTGTGTTTAAACTTTTAAACACATCTCAAAAAAATAAAATGAAAACATAATCTTTTTTGTTGAGAAACAACAAAAAATGCAAGATCTGTTCGTAATTGTTATTATTACCGCCGTTATGGCGGCGGCATTCAAATGCTCTCAACATTCGTTGGAGCAATACCATCGCAAGAATGACTATGTCGAGGATGACTATGTCGATGATGGACAAACAGTTAGTGTGTATTGCAGTGGTGAAGATATGTGTTTCGAGGGTAAACAGTCTTTTATCCCCGACCCAGACGAGTTGTGCAACACGTGTGGGTCGATGGTTGGATATGATATCGTTTAGATAACCTAACATAGTCTTTATAAAATTGAATTAAGGAAACGATTTTATAAAATATAAATAAAACATGGAAAAACACAGATTCTTTACTTATGGCTGGCATATTGACGAAGACGAGGAAGATATTACGTCCATTCGTGTCTACGGTCTGAACAAAGAAAACGAAAATGTCTGCGTACGTGTTAACAATTTTACACCTTACGTTTATTTGGAGTTACCGGAAAGAATACAATGGACCGAATCACGCGCCCAGTTAGTAGGGAATAAGTTGGACGAATTGGCTGGGCAGAAAAAGCCCCTTGCAAAGTCTCTTGTGTATAAAAAGAAGTTGTATGGTGCCCACATGGACAAGAATAACAAACCCAACAAGGTTTTCCCTTTCATGTTCTGTAAATTTTCAACACGTGGTGACATAAAGGCTCTTGGATACAAACTTCGTCGCAAAATTAACGTCGTTGGTCTGGGTCAGATGACTTTGAAAATGCACGAGCAGAACGCCGACCCGATTCTACAGTTGACATGTTGCCGAGAACTTCCAACGGCTGGATGGGTTGACTTTCACGGTAAACGAATGACTGGTGACAAAAAGGTCACATTGTGCGACCACGAGTTTGTTGTTCGGTGGAAACATTTGTTCAAGTGTGACGAGGAGGGTAGTTCTGTTGCGAAACCAATGATTATGGGTTATGATATTGAGGTTAATTCCTCTAACCCAGCGGTTTTCCCTGACGCCGACAAACCTGGTGACAAGGTGTTCCAAATATCGTGTGTATTTTACAGAGAAGGAGACCCGATCGATGAGTACACACCTTATTTACTTTCTTTAGGAGATCCAGATCAGGAAACAACGGGTGAGGAGGTGATTATCAAACGATATGAAACAGAGTCAGACTTACTGGAAGGGTTTTGCGATCTTATTAGAGATGAAAATCCTAATTTGATAGCTGGTTATAACATCCTCGGTTTCGATATTCCTTATATGATTGGTCGTGCTAAGCATAACCTGTGTATTCACAAGTTTGATCAGCAAGGATTCCACAAGTTTGGTCACGCTGCTGAAAAAACCATCAAGTGGTCATCGTCTGCCTACAAGAATCAGGAGTTTCAGTTTTTGGACGCTGAGGGTCGTGTGTATATTGATCTTCTCCCGCTGGTAAAGCGTGATTACAAACTTGGTAATTACAAGTTGAAAACTATCTCTACCCATTTCCTTGGACAGACAAAAGATCCACTGTCTGTTAAGGGTATCTTCAAGTGTTACCGAATTGGTATGAAGGGAGGTAAAAAGGGATCACGGGCATTGGGTGTTGTTGGTAAGTATTGTGTTCAAGATAGTGTTCTTGTTATTCGTTTGATGGACCATCTCCAAACTTGGGTCGGTCTATGTGAGATGGCTAAAACGTGTGCTGTTCCTATTTTTGTTTTGTATACACAGGGTCAGCAGATCAAGGTGTTTTCACAGGTATATAAGTTTTGTATGTATGACAACAAGGTTGTTGAAAACGATGGGTACGTTGTAAAGGACGATGAGCGGTATGTGGGTGCTCACGTGTTTGATCCGGTACCTGGGTGTTATGATGTTGTGTTACCTTTTGATTTCGCTTCACTGTATCCGACAACTATTATTGCGTATAACATTGATTATTCTACTTGGGTAACTGATGATTCCATCCCAGATTCTGATTGTCATGTTATGATTTGGGAAGATCATGTTGGGTGTTGTCACGACCCCAAGGTTGTTCGCAAGGTTGCGTTAACTAAAATTATTGATTCTGCTACTGCTAAAGTGAAGTTGGTTAGGGCGAAGAGGAACAATACTTTGGATAAATATAGGAAAAAGGAGTTGATGGATGAAATCAATTCTATGATGGAGGACATCAAACCTTACCGAAAGGAACGGTCCGATTTGAACAAATCGAAACCTAAGCATATTATGTGTGCCAAGAGAAACTATAGGTTTCTTAAGGAACCGAAGGGTGTTATCCCCACAATTCTCCAGAATCTGTTGGATGCCCGTGCTAATACTCGTAAAGAGATTAAGGTTAACAAGACACGTATCAAGAAGTTGAAAGAATCGGATGGTGCCGAAATTCAGTATATGACCGAGTTAAACAAGGTTCTGAATAAGCGTCAGTTAGCATACAAGATTTCGGCTAACTCTATGTATGGTGCTATGGGTGTTCGAAGGGGGTATTTACCTTTTATGCCGGGTGCTATGTGTACCACGTATATGGGTCGTGTTAACATTGAGAAAGTTGCTGAAGCGATTCCCAAAAAGTATGGTGGTGAACTTATCTATGGTGATACTGACTCCAATTACATTCACTTCCCTCATTTGAAAACGGCACAAGAGGCTTGGGATCACGCCGAATACGTGGCAGCCGAGGTTACCAAAATGTTTCCGAAGCCTATAAAGTTAGAGTTTGAGGAGGTTATTTACTGGCGGTTCTTTATTCTCACTAAAAAGAGGTATATGTACCTAGAATGTTTGAGAGATGGAAACATTGGTACAAAGGTTGGTAAGAAAGGTGTTCTGTTGGCACGACGTGACACTTGTTCGTTTATCAGAAATATTTATGAGAGTGTTATTAGCAAGGTCTTTAATCGCGATAACCGAGATGACATTCTGTATTTTGTTTTACAGGAAATCAATAGGATGTGTAGCCACGCCCTACCAACATCTGACTTTGTTGTCACCAAAGGAATCGGCAGTGTTGGTGATTTGAGGGCTACCCCTTTTATTAACGAAAAGGGTAAAAAGAAGGCTATGGTTGGTGATTATACTGTTCCTATTCTGTCGTCAGATCCTGAACAACGCAAACACCAATACGAACTCAAGGGTGTTGGTTGTGCTAAAGACTATTATCTCAAATGTCTTCCTGCTCAAGTTCAGTTGGGTGAACGTATGAAGTCTAGGGGACAGCGTGCTGATGCTGGTAGTCGGATTGAATATGTTGTTAGCACTCTTGGTGGACATACGGCGAAACAGTATGTAAAGGTTGAAAGTGCCGAATATTTCACAGCCCATGGTGATGTGTTGGGTCTTGACTATATGTATTATCTGAAATTGCTTTCCAACCCGATGGATCAGGTTGTTTCGGTAGCGTATTTTAAGAAATCGCAGGAGACAAAGTTCCTTGAGCATTTTGTGTTGGATCAATACAAATTCAGGTTAAAAGTTAGAACAAAGGTTTTGAACGAGTTGAAATCACTTTTCGCACCTGTGTTAACGTTTAGTGGATAAAATATACGAAATTATTTATAAAAAAATATTACATAAATGAGTATTTATGTAATAAATGATAACAACAGAAACTATTGTTTTACAGAAGAGGAGTATATGAAACTAGAGGCAAATAATAATATTAGTCCATATACTGGTAATCAACTGGACAATGAAAGATTCATTGAACTTACGGACAAACAATCGTGTATTTCTGGATTGCGTAAACTGACGTCAAGACAATTGGCAAAGCCGTCAAAGACTGAGAAAAAACGATTTGCTCAGTTTGAATTATCGTTGTTAATGTGGTCAGAATATGGGGAAAGTCCTCAAAATCTATTCGATGATAATGTTAAAAAACTACGCGGGTATACTATAAAAGATTTCTCTCAGGACCTTCAACCCCCTTTGACGTTAGACCAACCATTATATAGATTTGTTAAACGGGATAGGGTAACTGATGGTGACGGAAAGGTAGTTGATTTTATAAACCCAACATCGTGGTCACCTGATTTGAATATTGTACAAAGTATGGCGGAGGGAGACGATGCCGTGTTTTTGAAAATAGAAGAAGGAAGTACTATACGGGGTGTTTTCAATTATAAAAATATGTATACCGAAGAACAGGAACATCTTTTGAGCCCAATGGTACTTGAGATTATGGACGATGAAGGAGATGGTATTATTCTGGTTAAGGATATTTCTAATGAAATGTTTTTTAGATAACATTCTGCTTAATTTTTAATACTAAAATATAGTATTAAAACAAGGTGTACAACAGTCCAATAGACGCTAATGTTATAGAAATTGCTATAAACTCGAATTTAGCCCTGTGTTTGTCACTTTCCATATAATCATCATAACATTCAGTTATTTGCCTTAGTATTTCTTGTTTGCGTTCAGGTGTAAAGAATTTTGCGAAATCCTCAATATCCTCTTCTCTTAATATAGGTTGTCCCATTTATATTAGTAGTTGTATCTTTTTAAGTACCAAGTAAAGGCTGTCTACATTCTTCCTTTTTACTCGGTGTTGCCATTCTACCCCATTTTTTAGTCTTTATTTTCCATTCCCATCTAGAATGGGTTTTGAGACCCTTTTGAATTTCGTAAACAACTTCACCCTTCCCATTTTTACTCAGCCAATTCGGCATTTCGTTAGGTTTTTTAATTTCACCCCTTTTTATTTTGTTACCGTATTCAGGTATTAATTCTAAAATAGAGCACATCATTTATATACAACTATTAAACGTTTAAGTTTCTACTTTAGTTGTCATTTCACCTCTAAAAGATTGATCCATAAGTTGATCCATAACCTTCATATCTTTAACGTTGGAGAGCAGAAAGTTTAATTTGGCGAATGCTGCGGGTGTTGTCATGTCCCCTCCAGATAAAACACCAACTGCCTTTAGTTTTTTATTGACACCAACATTTTGGTTATTTTGGGAAACACTTACTATAACAATCCCGTTGTCTACAAGTTTTTTAATAGTTTTTAGAAACAGTTTATTAGTGGGTGCATTACCATTATCGTATGTTTCCAATACGACACCTGAAACGTTGGAATCCTTCGTTTGTTCTATAAGGTGTATAAGATTTTCCGATTTTATCGTTGGAAATAATTTCACCACAACTATATATTTTTTAGGATTTATAAACATAATTTGAGGTTTCTCCGTTGGTTTTTGCAAACTATTATGTTCAGTTAGAGGCTGGTAATTTGGTGAAGAAAAGCCATGTTTTGTTTCTATTGTACGCGCTGCTCTAAGTAAACGTCCATTATCATAGACCATCACCTCTGATATGTTTGTTGTTGACGCTTTCATTATAACACTTGCTACGTTCTCGTGTGCTAGTATGACAGGTTTGTCTAAATTTTCCAACATGAAGGAGAGGATAGATGCTGAGTACGATAGATTTTCTTTTCCATGTAGAACAATAAAAGCGTCATATTTGTGGTATACTGAACCTATATCTTTTGCTATTCTGTTCCACACATCTGTAGATATATTGTTTGAATTTATTGTTGGGGAATAGGAGTCAATATCATATTCTCCAAATTTATCTGTGTTTTTGTCGAACACGTCCTGAAATGTGCTTTCGAAAGTAACACCCGTGTTGATTATATGTATATTGTTGTTCTGTATATAACCCTCTTCTTTGTATGTTTTGTTTGAAACTAAATAGATGGTGACGAAAACCATAATAATAGCTGATAAAATTAAAGTAAGAAGAACTTTATCTTCTTTGCTATTCAACATTTTATTAGTATAGTATATAATAAAGATGTATTCCGTTTTGTCACTTGTTATTTCAACGCTTAAAGATACGTCTACCTATAATGCAAATATGGAAAGTAACAAAGAGATAATAAGTCGTCTTAAATTCATTGGAAGACTCCAAAAGGGTGAAAAAATAAATGTAAGGCGTATGTTTGTACAACAGGATGGTTATATAACAGCGATCTCAAGAGCGTTAATTAACCAAGATAACCGTAATAATACATTAAGTTTCGTTCAGAATACGATAACGAGGGCGTTTGAACTTGTTGCTTTGTATGAAAGATCCGAGAAGGAATCAGATCATGTTATGTGCTCTCACTTAATAAAAGATTTACATAACTGTAAGGATGGTTTGTCTAACCTAAAGGATACTTATATTTCCGATATTAAATTTTGTTGTGATATGGATACCTTCTTACAGGTTATAGATGCCAAGTTATCTGGTATTGCTAGTAAATACACTGTAAAAGATGATTCTGTTGATAGCGATGATAATTAAGGTGTTTTAAGAATGGTATATTTTAAGTATCATTCTTAAAATATACATAGTTGAATTGTGGTTTAAAAATAAATTGGATAATATTAAAAATGACCACTAAAGTTTTTTATCAATCGCATACTCCTGAATTTATATGGGTTGCTAGTTTCGATATAGGAAAAAAAACTTCGCATTTTACATTGAAGAATTTGATAAGCAATCATTACTTGATTTACCGTTAATACCAAAACCAAAAAGGTATAACCCGAATGGTACACCTACTATCGCTTTTGGAAAACAACTGAAAAAGATTTGTTCAAATGGTAAAACTATTTTGTTTAAAAATTCAGACTTGACTGAGAATTGTGCTCCGGGGAAGTATCTCGACCCTGAAACATATCATAATATGGTTGATTTGTTGGATCAATATAAGGAATATTGGGATCAGTGTGACGCATTTGTAATTGAGGAACAAATGTCCTTTGGTAAACGACGGAATACAATGGCGTTAAAACTTGGACAACATTGTTACTCGTACTTTGTTTTTAATTACGGACGATTCAAGGCTATTATAGAATTCAAGGCTTATCACAAAACCCAAGTTCTTGGATGTGAAAAGTTGGAAAAGAAAACCAAAAAGGGGAAAATATCATACAAAGCAATAGATAAACCGGCTAGAAAAAAATGGAGTATTGTAAAAGCAACTGAGATACTTGAGGGAAGAGGAGACTTTGAAACAATGGCTAAATTAACAACCCAAAAGAAGAAGGACGACTTAGCAGACGTTGTTTGTCAGTTGGAGGCTTTTAAGTTTCTGGCATATGTTGAGAAAAGTATTTAATGAAAATTATTGTAATTATTAATAGTTTCCTCTTTAGCGAAACAATTGTTTCCCTTTTTCGTAAACGATACAGAGAATGTATCTTTTATATTATCCCACGATATGTATTGGACTTTGAATATTGGAAATCCTTGGTAAGATGCTGAATTTATAGTGTCTACATACCAACGTATTGTACGACTTGGTTTGTATCTTTTATTACAGTTTTTGTTTATAAACTCTACGATATCCCCACCCATACCTTGTTTTTTGTTTACCCAGTATTCACGTATCGATATTATATAAACACCCTCCACTGATATTACAGTATGTAGTATAGTTGAATTTGTTATAGATGATAGAAGGAATCCTATGTAATCCTGCGCCGACGGCCATCCAAGTTTGACGTTATGTCTATCGTACGCCTCCTGTGGATGGGTGTGAAAATTGTATAACCCTTTTGCTACGTCAACCCCTTCTTCTACACCGGAAATGAAAGATTGTTTGTCTAGTTTTAATTCAAAAACATTATTCTCGTTTGTTTCATCCGTTATAAATTTACCGGCGATTTCTTTTTGAGATATACTACCATCTTGATTAACAGTAGAACCTCTGTTAGAAAATTTCCTAAGATATTTGATAGTTTTATGAGAGAACTTTGCTGTTAATGTGCAGAATTCTAAATCATCCCTGAATTGTTCTAACACATATTTAACATCGTTAACCGATGACACGTCATCGGTTATGTCATTTCTTCTAGACATACAAAGACCGTAGTATGGGTAATTATATCCTAAAGGGCTCTGTTTACAGATATATGGGTTGTTAAATCCTGTTTTCACGTAGTCTTCTGTTATAAGTTCAATGTCTTTATTTTTCATAGATACACCCACCCATAGAGTTACATCGTTTGGTATACCGGAAATAACACTATCTAATACGTTTGCTAAAATGAAACCTTGAATACCCATGATTTCGCATATTTTTCTTTTTTTGTCGTATATGAGATACGCGTAACCTTGTATACTGTCGACAAACTCTTGGCTGTTGATGTACATAACTCTTACTTCACCCTTTGGTAATTTTTTAAGAATTTGAAGTTGTCGTTCTTTGATAACAAGAACGATCCCGATATTGTGTTTACTATGTGTTATAGGTTTGATTTTTTCCTGTAACCTATAAAGGTTGTTTGGTTTGATTATATTTTCATAATCAATTAGTAAACTAGCCATTTTATCTCTTACAATAAAAAGTTTATATCAATAAAGAAATGTTTGACAAGTTGAAACATATTGCTATGTTAATTCCATTTTTTATGTTCAGCGTTATCTTGATATCTGATTCTGAACTCGAGAGTCACTTACATGAAAAGTGTTACGATATGTTTATTAGTTTGGTAACTTTGGTAATTTTATTGTGTTTTGTTAAACATGGTAAATTATCAAAATCACTGGCTCTAATGTTAGCCAGTCTATTGTTTGTTGTTTTGTATTGTGTCAAGTTTAAAATAACTGAAAATTTGGTTTATTAAACGAAAGGGTCTACGTAGTTCTCGTCGTATCTTTCGTTGTGAAAACTCCAAAACTCCTTACACCCAAACTTGAAATCAGTTGGAATAATATCAGCCTTAAAATAGAAAACACACTCCTGCCAGTTATTAGACTTGCTTGAGTTATGTATGTAGAGAGCGGTGTAGTCGTCTGTGAGTTGATCCATAACATCACAAAACATACCAAAGTCAGGGATAATACTAGCGTAATTTTCCCATAGAGACTTTCTGTTCTTCATGATGGGTTCACGAAGAATAAAAATACCGTCCACGTTTGTTCTGATAACGGGTTTTACGTCCATTGCATACTGTAGGGACAGAATATACCACATTTTCCAGTGACGTCCTCTCTTGTACATACCGTGTTGTAAAGGTTTGTTAAAGATTCTGGGATCGTCCGTGCAATCATCAAGAAGTATAACACCCCATGGATTTTCAAGATGAACTTTGGCTATTTTCTGTCTATGAATAAAATTCTTAATTTTTTCTTCATTGTACTCGTTAAATACAAATGTACTCGGGAAAATTTTTCTGTAGAAACCGTTGCTATCTTCAGATCCACTCATGACAATACCTGTCGGTATTATGTGTTTTTTTGCATACAGTAAAGCGGCGATAAGAGTTGTTTTACCTGTCCCGGGCTTTCCAATAACAACGATTTTACTCCCCCCGTATTCCGGGTCATTCATTCGAGCAGTCGTAGGTGCTATCATATCTGGATTAAGTTCCTTAATCTCATATTTCGTAGGGCTACTCATTTAAACAAAGCAACCTTTTTTGTTTAAATTGGGATTATGGGTGTGTTTTCTATTATTTTATAAACACATTTTCAAATTGTACCATCACCTTTTCAGGAGTATAATCAGTATAACAGTTATTATCAAGATTCTTGTACTCGTCTTTGTTAAACATATTCAACTGGTGGTAACATTCGTCCTCGGTTGTGTAATAGAGACCTTTATCTTTCAAAATATTTTTATAATTATCATTCCAAACTGATCCACCATATGTTATGATAGGTTTGTTGTTAACGCAGAATTCACCTATAGAAATCCCAAATGTTTCTCCAAGACTTTGAGCGTGTATCATAGCATCGCAAGAACTTATGAATTTGGTTTTCTCGTCAAGATCAACAATCTTGTCTAGGAAGTGTATATTTGGATGGTTATCAAACTTTACAGTGTTTACAAATATAAAGTAGGTATTGGGAAAATCTCTCACTGTACGTTTGATAGCATTCATCGCAATCTTCAAATCAAAAGTATCTAGACCCCCGTGCCTCCCAAATACTGTCGCCGAGTCTGGTATGTTAAGTTTGGACCTGAAATTTTCTCCCGTGGCAGATGGTGTTAATCCTATCATGTGAGGTACGAATAAAGATTTGTCAAATTTTTTGGCTAATTGTGACGACACACCAGCGTAAACATCCCCGTGTGGTTCTGTCATATCAAAAACACAGTGAACGACAGTTTTGATTTTACTCGATAAAAAGCCATCGTTTTTTCCGTATTTTATACAATAGAGTATATCACAGTCTGCTATTTTTTCGTCTAAATCCTGAATATTATTATCTTTACAAAAAATTATATTAAACTTTTCTGAAAACTTTTTATATATTTTTACGTTATTTGTTGAACGACTCGATTCGTTAATAACAATAACACTCTCATTCCCCAGGATTGTTTGATTGTTAAGTGCATAATCATATAATGAAACACAAGTACCCCGAACATCTAAGTGGGGGGAGAAAAATGCTATCTTTTTCTTTATTGTATACATTTTATGTTTACATATTATTATTTTAAGTAGCATATGGAGACTCGTAAACACTTCCCGTAAATTTAGAAGATGGTGGTTTCCCAATGTTTTTAGGAAGAAATAATAACAGGGTTGCTATTGAAATTACAATAGAGAAGGTGGTGGAGAAAGATAATAATATCTTAGTGGAAACTTTCCTTTCTCCATTTTTATCCACATTTATGACACATGATGGTTTTATCAACGCTAGAACACATGTGAATATTAAGAATGATGTTACCAGGGTTACCCCTGATAATGTTACCGGATCTTTAAGATCAACCATTTTTAATATATATCTATATTTTTCTTTATTAAAATAGTGTCTGTCATATACTCTTTTTGTGATAACTTTTATTTGATTTTCCAATAAAAGTTATCACAAAAAGATCAAACATGAGTTGTCCAATTTGCACTGATGATATTAACAAAAGCACGAGAAAAGAACTCCGACATATATGTTGCGGGTTTAAGTGTTGCCTTTCATGTTTCCGTAAATTCTTGACAAGCAGTGCTAAAGACCCGACGTGTATGTCATGTGGTGACGCATTGACATTGGAATTTATTGCGGAAAACACACCGAAATCTTTTTACAACCAAGAATATAGAAGGCACCGCACTGGAATTGTGTTATCTCAGGAGAGGAGTCTACTCCCTACAACACAGCACTTGGTCGAAGCCCTAATGGAATCTCGACAGTATGAAAACGAACTTAGCGAAATTAAAGATGAGGAAGGGTATCTTGTACACCGCCTGCGCGAGATCAGGTTACGCAGACGCGAGATCAGGTATAACCAGAGACGGTTGGAAACTGGCGGGGAAAATGTCAACGTTGAGAAAAAGCGGAAAGCATTTATCAAAGGTTGTAGCAACGGGGAATGTCGGGGATTTCTCTCGTCTGCCTACAAGTGTGGCACGTGTCAAGCGTATGCGTGTCCCGACTGTCACGTGACCAAGAACGGTCGCAACGACGAAAACCACGTATGCGACGAAAACACAAAGTTGACAGTTGCTTTGCTGGCGAAAGAAACAAAGCCCTGTCCCAAGTGTGCCGTACCAATCTACAAGGTTTCTGGATGCTTTGCCGGTTGCACTCCTGTTTTAAAATGGGATGGTACTATTGAAACAGCCAATAATATCAAAGTTAATGACGAACTTGTTGGGGATGATGGAACAAGAAGAATAGTTCTAGAACTCACTCACGGGGAAGATGATATGTACATTGTTACTCAAAGTAGTGGTATGTGTTATACTGTTAACTCACAGCACCAGTTAAGTTTAAAAAGAATGTCAACCGACACGATGATTGAGATAATCATCGTGGATTATATGAAGTTGCCAAGTATCGTAAAGAATGATCTAATGGGTATTAACGTTAAGGGAAAATTATCCAATGTTACAGTCAAAAGAACAGGTGTTGGTGAATATTTTGGGTGGAAAATAGACGGCAATCGTAGGTTTTTACTTGGAGACACAACGATTGGTCACAACTGCGACCAAATGTGGTGTCAACACGAGGATACTCCTATCTGGATGTGGTCAGGAGAGAAGAAAATGGCTAAGGATATTGTTATTGGGGATACTTTAGTAGGTGACGATGGAACTCCTCGGAAAGTTGAAAAATTAACGTCGGGGTATGCTCCCATGTACGAAGTTCGCCAGAGGTTTGGAGATAATTATAAAGTTATTGGTAATCATTTATTGACACTTGAAGAAAAAGGAAAAAATGTGGATATTAAAGTTAATGAATATATGGATCTTCCTGAATACAAAAGAAAACGAGGGTATCACCGGGTTGCTGTTGAAAATATTAATTGGACTAAGCGTGATGTTTTGATAGACCCTTACATTCTTGGCATGTGGTTAGGTGATGGTACATCACGAGGTGACGGGTTTTCATCACAGGATTGTGAGTTGGTTAAAAAATGGGTTAACTGGTGTTTGAATAATGGAATGGAAGTTACCCACGGTAGACCGTATGGGTATGACATTCGAAACATTGACCAGGGACGTGTTGATTCAGTTGGTTATAACTCAATGGCAACGTGTACTGGATGTCAACGTTTGAAATCATTGTGTTGTGCCAGTATTGACGAATTGACCGAGTTGTCTCACACTGAGCCAGATAACAATCAATATCAAGGTTTAATTGAATGGCGAACCAAATTGGGTAGTCAAAAGTTATACACAACTAAAAATAGAAGAAAAAGTATCTTCAAAAGTTTGTTAGATTCGTATGGATTAATTAACAATAAGAATATTCCTATTGAATATATCCAAAACGACAGAACAACACGTCTTGAAATTCTCGCTGGTATTATCGATACAGACGGTAACAAAAATGATAAGTCGTACAGGGTATCACAATGTATATCAAGACTTAAACTGTGTAATCAAATCAGGGATGTGTCACATTCTCTTGGATTTGCGACAACTCAAAAAATACACACTCCTCAAAAAACAATATTTCCAAGTGGAAAAGAATATAATACACAACAGCAACTTAAAATAAGAATAATGGGTAATGTATCGGTGATCCCAGTTGTGTTAAAAACAAAACAAATTACCGAAAAAACAAAATATCCTTTGTCAACAATAACAATTGTTAACGCTGGCGATGGTAGATATGTTGGATGGGAACTAAGTGGTGAAAACCACAGATATCTATTTGGTGATGGTACAGTTACGCATAACTGTGTTGAGTGTAAGACACCATTCTCGTGGACATCAGGTCTTGTTGTGAGTGGAGTAATCCACAACCCTCATTACTATCAGTGGCAACGGGCAGAGAATGGCGGTGTAGCCCCACGTGTTGCGGGTGACAGACCAGAGTTGCGATGTGGTGGTCTTCCGTGGATGGAAACAATTACACACGTGTTGAGGGCTCGCAACCATAAGTTTCACGGGTGGCAAGACTGTCACCGACTCGTCCCGCACATCAGGCAGGTTGTTATGCCACGTTATCCTGTCTTGATTGGTATCGACGACCACACCGATCTTAGAATAAAATTTTTGATGAATGATATTGATGAGAAATATTGGTTCAAAACTCTCCAGATGAGGGTGAAGAAACACGAAAAGAATCGGGAAGTTCACCAACTACTGGAGTTACTGACAGTCACCCTGACAGACTTGTTTACGACCTACGCCGACGGGTCAACAAACAGTTTGGAGAAAAGTGCCCACAACTTGCGTAACTATGTAAATGTGGAGTTGCTAAAGGTGAAAAAACGGTACAACAACACTGTCCCATTCATTAGCAAAAAGTGGGACTGTGTAAACGTGTAGTAGTCTCTTTGTGAGATAAAATAAAGTTATAATAAAAATTTATTATAACTGTTTATTCGGAATCGCTACCGGACTGGCTCGTTCTCTCGTTCTCTATCAGTTCCTTGGACTTGATATAAATGGAAATCTTCCCCAGACTACCGACGTTCGATCTAAATAGCAAGGGTAGACCATTTGCTGTAAATATTTGAAGTCTGGTGCTTAGACCAGAAATTTTAGTAATTCTTACAAGTTGCTCAGTTGAGAATTCTTGATTGTATTCAACCTGGTTCTCGGAATCATCGTCCTCGTTATCGGAATCCTCAACCTCCCCAAATTCAACCTTCCTCTTTAAAATACCTCCCGCGTCGCACGAGAAGTTGATGTGGAAATTTTTCGCATTTACCTTAATTGTTGTGCCAATGCTTAGCATGTCTTTACACATCTTTTGGAACTCGGACGACAGTACGATTACAGGCTTGCCGTAACCAGTTGGGATATCAATTTCGAGGTTTTGAATACTCTGTATTTTAACATAAGATGTTGTTTTACGTGTGTTTTCTTTTGGGATTGCCCTGATTGCCAGATCGGTAGGGTGCTCGTCATCAATGTATAACTGCATTGAATCCTTCTTCTTAATAGATTTTAACATTCTGTGAAAATGGTTTAAGTTCAGTCCGATATACATTTTACTCTTATTTTTGAACTTGTAAACAGAAAAGTTTTCCGATTGAAGATCAATATCTATTAATGTCTTCCGGTGGTGGTCCATCATTCTCAAAGAGATACCGTCTTCATTTACTTCGAAACAGCCAGTCTTCAAGTTATTCGTAAGCAGTTCGGCAAGAACTTTCATGTTGTATGCTTCCCCAGTTTTAGCTTTGAAAGAAATAGGCATTTGTTAGGTGAAAATTATACTTTAAGTCTTTTTTTTAATTTAAAACAATTTCTTTACTATAATAAAAATGTCATATCTTCATACTCCCGTTATTTATCTTCAAGATAAAGATATAGATCAAAACGGTAATGTTGCTAACCCGAAACTCCCGACTCATCTTCCGATGGTCGTTATGGTACAGGCGTCGTGGTGCGGTCACTGCGTATCGGCTAAACCAGATTTCCAAAAGTTTGCCGACGAAACAGATGGTAAAGTTACATGTTGCACAGTGCAAAAGGATGGTAAGGAACCTGGTGAATCTGATTTGGGCGATCGTGTAGGCGAATTTGATGATGAATTCAAAGGGTTTCCCCATTATATGCTTTATAGGGGTGGTAAGCGTGTTAAGGGTCAATTAACTGGTCGTGATGTTGCTAGTCTTCATAAATTCGTAACATAAACATCTTATTCTCGTATTAATATTAATACGAGAACAAATTTAAACTCGTGTAAAATAGATATTGATATAAATAAAAATGGTACAAATCAATGGACAGAATTTTATTGTGTATGATTTAGACTCTGAAAGTAGTATCCTAAGCAGACTGGCATCATTATTAGATACTTTACAGGTTTACCTGTATTTTCCGGCCGGTAAACCATCATTACAACAATTTTTTGGTGATACCGATATTATTGTTGAAGATTTATTCAACCAGATTAGAAAAGGCGCAACCAGATTAGAATTTGAACCTGTGTATACTAATATAGAACCTAAACTTAACTCCAACACAAAGAAAACAACAACCAACATATCAATAGAATATTACCTTCTGGAACCATTCGTCGCATACAACATTGGTATGTTATCGGCACCTGCTGGATTTGAAGGTGCTATGCTTCTGGTTATTCAAAAAAGTATCGAAAAACTTGATATATTCTCTAGAATACCTAATTTAGACGATATGTGGGAGAATAGAGAGAAAATAAAAGCAAAGTTACAAAAAAGTATAAAGAATAATAAGGATCGGAGTATAACCGAGGTAGCCCTTTTCTCTCAGTTTGATAAAATAGGTTCAAGTAAAGAATTTAAAAAATTCAAAGTAACCCCTTTCGAACTCCAAAAGGAAATTTTCGAACTAGTATTAGATATCACCAACATTTCTCTTACAGAATTGTTTAACAATATACAATTAAACACATCAGTTCCTTTCGCAACCGTAAATAATTTTTACAAAATACTAAAAGACTTTATCCCACCTGGTGAATGGGCTGGGTCTCTAGAGGGTGCTATAATTATTAAAGTATTGGAGAGGGCAAACGTATTAGACGCCAAGATAACAGATTTCACAGACGCCTTGGTTTCAGTTGACGGAGAACCTGGGGAAGAGGTTGTCACGACTAGTTTAAACTTAAGCACATCTGGAAACAATTTATCCAGACAGGAATTTATTGATAGATTTTTAGGGACACTTCCAGGATTGGGTAAAATTAAAATAAAATCCCTCGTGGAAAGTCAAGTAAATGGTGTTTTCTACTTTCCTATGAAAAGTTTAGATAAATATGTATTTTCCGATTTAGTTATGAATAATCCACTCTTCTCCGGTTTATTAGCGATTAATGAAAGTGATAAGGCTAGTAAAAAGAAAATATATGTCTACTTCAATCATCCTAAAATAGGATACATAACGGCAAACATAACAGAACGAACCGTTGCAAAAGGAGATATCGCTCAACACGCATATCCTGACCTTTTTCCAACCGATTCTAAATACATTAGAGTAAAGATAAGTAAGGCGGATAATACGAAGGCTGTTGTGGGATTTCAAGAAACATTATCTAAATTATTGGTAATCTACGAAATGGAGTACGATAAAATCGTTAAGGCGTACAGAGAATTCCTTCCAGATTTTGGAAAGATTGAAAAAACCGTAGTAAAACCAAAAGAAATATTAAAATTAAAAGATATCGCTCCAGATATCTTCCTCCCGAATTATTCCCGAAAGTGTCCTAAAAAAC